TATGGAAGGATCTGTTCAACAATTTGTAGTCCATCTTCTTGAGTCTTTGTCAATGCATATAGTGCTATGTCTATATTATATGGTACTGGTGCGTAGATTTTACTATGTGTATTAGTTCCAGTATCAGTGTTGATAGTGATATAGTTCATCCTATTAGTTTTACGAGATGCATCATAGGATAGATTCGTTATCTCAAACGATAATCTTGGTAGTGTTGTGTATGTATTATTCTCCAACATTGGATCTTGTTCAATGCGAACAAGCCATTTTTCTTTTGGAGCATACGCAATTGGTATTGCCAAAGTCTGAGCAGTAACTCCAGCATTCTTACGCTGAATGCGAATATTACTAAACAAACTACCAAAGGCAACAATCACCTTACGTGTTATTCCATGATAAAATATGTTATTGTTTAGCATGCTATTCGCCGAATGGATTGCTAGTATCAAATACTACAGAGGTTGCTGCAGTTCTAAATCTAGTATTATCGCCATACGAATCTACCACATCAACGTTTGGATTTATTGTTGTATCAAAAGTCTTGAGTGTTTGGAAAACATCAATATCGGCAATTCCAGTTTCTATCTTCTCAGAAGAGTATTGGAATAATTCTACTTGAAGTTTATACACATACAGTTTCTTTAACTGATAGAATGGATCTTGATGATCAACAAACTTAATTTCGAATAAGCCTTTAGTTAAAGGGAAGTACAATAGATCACCTTCGCATGGACGACTTGGTAGAATTGTCGTACCATGTTTTCCAACTACTCGTTCCCATGTACGACGAGCTACTGTCAACGTTGCTGACTGCTCCATCATAAGTCCAAACTTTTGAATAAATGCACCCTGGCCTTCAAAACCGTCGACAGATTCTAAGTACATATCAATGGGATATGCATCTTTAAATTTAGATAGACGATCTTCGCCGAGGATCTCATCTTTGGCAACAAGTGTTCTTGGAATATAATAAAATTGCTGTCCCCAGATAGAGATAGATTCTACGATCAAATCTTCAAGAAGATATTGTTCGTCGCGAGTGCCTTGTGAAAAGTATACATTAGGCATAATTAACCAAGGAAAAACTCAAGTGGTGCAGACTTATTCATCATCTCATCTTCAAGCTCTTTAATCTCAGATACTGCTTCAGCATACAGCGCAGGTCCATCAATGGATACTCCGCCGGGTAATTGTAGTCCTGTGAATTTCTTAAGATTAACAGCCCATTGCTTCTTAATAAGTGCGGTCGTATAATGCTTGACCCACACATCTCCATACATACGAGGAGCATCTGCTGGATCCAATGCACGATAGCATTCAACTAGAATGAAGTTACCCACTTCCATTTTTTGTTCCCACTCGGTATCAATGTAAAGTCTATTATTTAAACGATTAAATCGATAAAGCGGATGCCCATTGAGTGTCATATCCAATAGCGCAAGATGACCCATAACCTGAGTATAATACATTACCGATGTGCTGGTAAGATCATATAGATCATTAAGACGAAGTTGATACTGTAGGTCAAAGATAGACTTAGACGTGGATGTACCAGATGCAACCGGATAAACTTTAGTGATACCGTAGATTAGATCTGGAACTGTAACATACTTATCGGTAATGTTCTGCTGAGTAATGACATGCTTTAAGTATACCTTTTCAATACCATCAAAGTGGTATTGGCGAAAGTACTCAATTGCTTCGTCAACACGATCTTCCACTTGTTGTTCATCAATATTAATTTCGACAACAGGCTCCCCAAGAGCTCGTAAGCAGTACTCTATTAAACCTACTCTTGTTGTTACAGCGGCCATGTTGTCTCCAGTTTTATTAGATTATTTATACCTAACTAAACAGGAGTAGCAGTCCAAGGGGTGCCGGTCGATGTTACTGGGTTCTTCTGTAACTCGATCTGAGATTCTAAATCAGCTTCGACAGCTTCCTTATCCACACCTGATGCCCAGCACCAATCCAGCACCTCCTGCATAGTGACATCGGCGTAGGCAACAGTTGGAGTGCCTGCCTGCCAGCCGCAGGTTGAATAGGTAGAGGCTACATAGTTTCCGTCTACTGCACTGCATTGCCAGTGAGCGGTAGTAATAAAACCATTTGCGGTTTTATAGTTTGTTTGTGAAATGTTCCAGGTAATTGACATAGTGTTTCCAGATTATTTAAACCGGTGCAGTAGCAGGTGGTGGTGTTTCAACCACTGGTGCCCAAGGCATTTGAGCTTCTGTAACTGGTGTTACTTTCTCATTAATTGCTTTCTGAATCACGCCATTGACATGTTCTTCATAGCCACCAACTACAACAGCTTTAATCCAAGTTAAAACTGTCTCTTCTGTTAACTCTGCAAGAGGAACAAAAGTTGCTCCGGCCGGCATTGTTGTGGTTGTGAAAGGTGTTGCACCTGAGAATGTGCCTTCGTTATTGGCAGAATCTTTACCAGTTTTTGTCCAATATGTTTGAACTACTGCGCCTTGATTTGCGCCTTCTGTTTTTGTTTTAATGGAAGTAACTTTCCATGTATATGAAATTGTCATTTTATTTTCTCCTAAAATTGTTGACTATCTATTTATATGTTCCACGGCAATGAGTTATTATCCACACTGCTACTAGCAATAGGCTTTAATTGAAACTGATAAGATTGCTCTAACGTTAAATCTAAAAAGTCTTTTTCTCGTTGAGACAAGTTGTCCTGTATCCATGATAAAACCTGCGCTTCTGTTAATTGTGCAAATGGAGTGAAACCACCAGATTCTTTTAATACTAGTATATCACTTATTTTGAACTTGGTCATATTTGGAATTCTAGTTTTAATTCCGTTTTCATGCAATCCATGCTTTGACCAATGGATTTCTGTAATAGCTCCATCCACTCCATCAGCATTTGTTGTATGCATCATATCTATTTTCCATGTGTATGTTGTCATTTTATTCCAATTCAATAAGTTTTGCAATTAGTTTCTCTAAATTATTTATACGTGCATCTTGAAGAGCAGCTTTTTCTTTCAGCGTCACTATTTCTTTTGCTAGTTCAATAGCAGAAGCCAATGCTGCATTTCCATAAGATATCGAAAGTGTGTTAATCTCGTCATCGGCTGTTATAATTGCTTCAGGTAAAACTGCTTGAAGCGATTGAGCGGAAACACCAACCTGAGTAAGTTTTTCTCCATCGATACGATCATAGATACCGACTTTAACTTTAGACAATTTTGCGACAAAATTATCTGGCATATCACGCCAATTGGTTTTTAATCGCTCATCAGAATAGGCAGTAACGTTTCCTGATGCCTTAATAGAATAAGACATTGATGAGCCATAGCCACCATTGATCAATATTATTAATCCATGAGAGTCTAGATTTCCAGCTGCACCACCAGCATTTGGATGACTCCAGCACATTCCATATAGGTTACTAACTGCGCCAGCAGCGGTAAGCCTATAGGAATCTCCCATAGCGAATACACCTTGGAATTTAGTGGAGTCATACAGGCCTACAACAGAGTGTCCGTAATTATTATCGATGTATAACCAACTATCAGTACGAATACTGCTTATACGATTCATTGATGATGTACCGGCAGCGTCAATGTAATAAGAAGTGTTGTCTAAATCATAGAAGATTGGTGCACGCATAGATGCGGTACCGTAACTAATAGTATCAGTAATCCAGTCTCCGTTATCGGCACAGTATGAGCCCCAATTACCAGATTGGTTTAAAAATCCAACTCGGTTGCTATTGCAATGTATTTCACGAGTGCCTTCGTTACTATCTCCCATAAAAATACTGGCAGCATCTCTATTCATGCCAAGATATAAATTGCCCGCGAAATATCCAGATGTTGTGGTGGAATTCGGATCTAAGTAGTAAGTAGTGTCGTTGCTATCATAGAAGATTGGTGCTCGGAGACTTCCGCCCGCCTGCAAGCTGGCGTTTACAAAGACGTTACCGCTACCAAGCGCATCAGCGCCGTTACCAACGGACATGATCTGCGAAGACATATCGTAGTCAGTATAGAAGCGAACTCCGCCATAATTTGCATTAGCACCAATTTGGATGCCGGTGTGAAACGCTATACGTAAATCGGGGTAGGGGTATGTCCAAGCGCCGGCGGCCCTATAAATAGCGTAAGCAGATGATCTATCACCGTCAAAATACATCCCCCAAGTGTTATCAGCGGACACAGCGCCTTGATATGATAGTGCATAAGACTTAATTATATTAAACGACGATGTTCCATTAGGATTTGCATAATAACTAGTATCATCAGAATCATAGAATATTGGTGCTCGCACAGAAGCACTATGATAAAAGAAATCTGAACCTAATCTTGAATACTCAGTACCGGCGCCAAACGCTCTTATTGCATAGCTGTGTGATGCAGCCATGTTAAGCTCAATGCCATACTCCAGGTTTCCTGTTATTCTTATACCCCAATCATTGTTATTTGGCTTGTTGATCCACAGTATCGCGTCACCACCCGAGCCCGCTGCATCGTTATCTACTCCATTAAGTTTTAACCCACTAAGTGTAGAATTAGATCGTGGATCTACAAAGTATGCAGTGTCGTTAGAATCATAGAAGATTGGTGCGCGCCAAGAAGATGGCGCAGTTCCATATCCATCATAATGGAATGTATATGCAACTGTAGGATATGAATCGTTACCACCCACTCCAATAAACGCAGCACCCCATACACCGCTCCTCACAGAACCAAAAACAGTATGCTGAAGATATCCATTATTGGATGTTGAAGTTCCTGCTATCATTGGAATCCAACGTTCACTCAGTGTGCCGGTACCAGTGTTGACAATACGTACAGGAGCGGTGTCAGCATTAACATCTGTAAGATTTGTAAAAGCTCCACCTGCTCTAACGTATAACTGATATAAATTAGTAGTACCGTTAGGGTTTACATAATAAGCAGTGTCGTTATAATCGTAATAGATTGGTGCACGAACATCGCTGAATATCCGAACATTATTATCACCTTGACCGACCGACATTTGCAATGTGCCATCCGTATTCCAAAACGATGTTCCATAATCATAGCCTGGATTTGTTCTAAATCTGATGCCAACCCAAAAATTAATATTTAACGGTTGAGTCCAGGCACCGGCTCCTTTATAGATTGCATAATTAGTATCGGTTGTATTGAATCCAATACCAAACATATTTGATGTTGATACTGAATCTCCAATCCAATTAAGCTCGTTAGAATTAGCAGTTTTAAATGTGTAGAGAAATGACCTAGAGGCTGGATCTGTATAATAAGCAGTGTTATTATAATCATAAAAAATGGGGGAGCGAAAACTACCGTCGCTACCAACTATTTCCGCAACGGTGGAGTTGGCACCGCTACCAATCTGAATAGTATTTCCATCATAATAATTTAAATACATGTCCTTTCCAGAAGCTGCATCCATGTGCAAATTGCCGTCTGTTGAACAAACAGAAGCCGTGGTTGTACTATTCTGGAAATTTTGTCTTCCATCACCACCAACTAAAAGATAAGTTCCCCAAGTTGGATTTGGACCATGTAGTGCGCCGCCACGAATTCTCAGTGCAGAATCACTCGTGGTATTAGGATCTAAGTAATAAGTAGTGTCATTAGAATCATAGAAGATTGGTGATCTAATAGATGCGTCATTTTGAAGATAACCACCGTTATCCATTAAAATGTTACCGCCACTAAACCTCATCTGCCAAGTGTCATTACCGCCAATATACAATTCATCTGATGGGCCAGCTTTTATTTGCGTAGCATTTGTGCCTGCTGGGAAAATCTGCAGAGTAGAAGATCCATTTAGATTAAATAATACACTTTGTAATACACTCTGGCCAGCAGGGTTTGTATAGAAAGCAGTGTCATTAGAATCATAGAAGATTGGTGCTCTATGCGAAGCAAGCGCTTGGCTATTTCCACTCATATCTAACGTCCAAACATTGGCGGGGGCTGACCATCCGCCAAAACGAATCACGTTATCAGAATCAAGACCGAAGTTAACAGCGTATTGACCACCACGATGGAATGACATAATTGCGCCGCCACCATCGTTTGAATATGCTTGTAACGGTGGACTATCGCTGGTTGTATTTCTATTTGATCGGAAATACATAATACCACCAACCGTTGTATTTGCGTTAGAATTACCATTTAAATCCCAGTAATAACCAGTGTCATTAGAATCATAGAAGACTGGTGCTCGGAAGCTATTGTTTGCTTGCACGTACCCATCTTGCAAAATGAAGTAATTGTTATATGAAGTATTAGCACTGTTTGGTGATATAAACTGAACACCATTGCGGAACATGACTTCAATGCCGTTACCGTTAAAAGAACCGCTTGCATTTGCAATTGGGTCAACGTTAAAGCAAGGTGTTACACTCCCGCTTGTTACACCATAAATAATTGTTCCATAAGCAGCCGAGTAACCATAATTACTACCTCTTGCTGCATTTACAAATCCAGGATTTCCAGCAGGTACACTAATACTGTTTAAACGTGATGTACTATTTGGATCTACATAATAACCAGTGTCATTATAATCATAGAAAACAGTAGCTCTGGCATCACTCATATTGGTAACAGACGATCCACCTGCATTAATACCACCATATAACCAATTATAACCTGCACTATAAATGCCACTTGGATGCCATGAAGCCGAGCCAGTGCCACCTACATTACCATTACCCTGATAAGAATATGATATCATTGCATTTACATTAGATGTACTGGCAAAATCTCCATAATAAGCAGTGTTATCAGAATCATAGAAGATTGGTGCACGCATACTTCCCAAAGATTGCGTGTATGTACCGTAGTACACGCGCAAGATGTTATCGTTTGCGTAATGACCAAGCGATACGTAGTTACTTCCTGATGCTGCACCGGCGTAGTTGAATCCCAAATACCCGCCATTACCAGCACTTAACGCATTGCCAATAAAATGAACCATCGTCTGCCCCGCGCCAAGCGAAGCTGATATAGCAGTGGATGCCCATTGAAACGAACCAGAAGAACTTGTTGGTAAAAGCCGTAGCGGGGCTGTACCATCGCCCATTACACCTTTAATCGTTAGGTTATAAATGTTAGACGTACTAGCAAAATCTCCATAATAAGTAGTGTCATTAGAATCATAGAAGATCGGTGCTCTAAAATCTCCAGTAGCATATCCTGTTCCGTTTATACTTAATCTATGTGATGAATTATGGTCATTAGAACCAAAGTAAAAATAACCCGAAGTTGACACAGACATTAAATAAGCGCCAAGAG